GCCTTTACGGTTTTTGGTTTCGTCATAAGCAAGCTTGCCAAGTAAGCCAGCAAGTCCTGCCGCGCCCAAAGCGCCCATATTGAAGCCGCCACCAGCACCGCCAGCACCGCCAGCACCGCCAGCACCGCCAGTTAATCCGTAATTTGTCAGACCAAGGCGATCGGTAACGCCGCCAGCCAAGTCTCCCAGTAAGCCAAAGTTTCCTTGACCGTCCCGTCCGCCACCACTAAATAAGCCGCCAAGGCCTCCCGTAGCGCCTACTTGTCCGCTCTGTTGCATCTGAGCGAGAACCTCTTCAGGCGATAGTCCTTGAGTCAATCCCTCTTCGATGACATCAATCAGCTCTGGGTTGGTTTCGCTCAGCTCGCCTAAAATCTCGCTTGCAGATTTTTGCGTTCCATAATTAGTCAGTCCAGTGGCATCACCGATTCCGCCTAAAAAGTCACCGACACGACCGAAGTTGCCGACGCCATCTGCGCCACCACCACTAATAAGGCCGCCAATACCACCACCTGATCCACTGGCGCCGCCAAGGACGTCGCCTAAGCGACCAAAGTTGCCCACGCCGTCAGCGCCACCACCACTTATTAGCCCAGTGATACCTCTACCCGCACTACTAGCGCCGCCTAAAACATCGCCCAAACGACCGAAGTTACCAATACCGTCTGCACCACCGCCGCTAATTAAACCACGTAAGCCGCTTGTTAAGCCTCCGATGCCTCGACTTGCCGCCGCTCCTGCGGCCTGACCAGCCGCCGAGCCTCCGGGCAACGGCGCAAAAGCTCCCGCCAAAGCTAATGGACTGGCTCGACCTTTTGCTACGTCATAAACGGTGCCTGCACGAGAAATGAGTGCCGCCGCCGGTTGCCATGGTCCGGGGATGAACTGGGCTACTTTTGCGATAGGGCGGACGACTTTCTTAACGACCTTTTTAACGCCTTTTGCAAGCTTCTTAAAAAAACCAAACTCCTCAAGGCCAGTAATCGGGTTAAGAGAGGCAATGCCCAGACCCGCGACATATTCTTCGGGGTTTAGGTCGAGTTGATTAAATCGGTTCTCTACAGCGCGTTCAAATTCTGGATCGTCCATCATGCCAAGCGGGAGGACAACCTCACCGGGAGTCAGGTGAGCCAGCATATTGTCGCCACCACGACCAGCCCCGGCCAGCTCCATCGCCATGCTTCCCATAGGCGCTTCTGAGCCAATGACTGCGGCCTCCATAAGCTGTTGTGCTTTGGCGGCCTCCATTGGGTCTTCTGCGGTTTCCTGAGCAATCATGAGCTGATCAATAGCTTCACGCAGGTCTGCGTTAGGGTCTGTGACAGGCGATTCCATCGCCATAGACGCTTCTGCTTGCGTCTCGGGATCATCCAGATCGAAAACCTCACCACCTTGGGCCATCATCATAGGGTCGTTATAGGTAGGCTCTGGGCCCATTAAATTGGCTATTCTTTGCTCTAAAAACTGGTTCATGACGTCGTTACCGTTACGGCCCCCAATGTTGCCGACATTCCGATGCCGGTTGGATAGGTCTGATGATCGTATAAATCCCTAAATTGTACCCCATCAAAAGCCTGATGAATTGAATTAGTAGTATTGAATATGATAGCGCCCGTGGCAAATTGTAATTCAGAGATCTCAGTCGCGTTAAAATGCGGCGAAATACTGAAATTAACCCCGCCAAGGTTAAGCTCAAGCACTCGAATCAGTCGGTTAAACGTATCCGAAGATACCGTCTCGCCTTGCGACAACGGTAACCGAGTGGGTAGTAACACACTCATGCACGTCTACCACTTGGCTGTAAGTCAAGGCGCGTTGATCCAATGCGCCACTTATACCCCTTCTGATCTACTGCCGAAGCATCATCATCACTTTCAAATCTTAAAACGATCTGTCGACCGCGCGTCCTAACACTCTTAAAGGTTGTCGTCTGCGTTATCTGGCTTGTGCTATCCGTAACCAGAGACTGGCCGGGGAACTCACGGCGCTTTAAAACAATGTTCATGACAGGATTCGTGCTGATTCCAGCCTCAATGACAAAAGCCATGTCAGGTATCAGCTTTTTGACGAAAGCCAGACTGTCGCCAGCGCTAATATCTATATCAGCCGACTCAATAAAGACGCCAGTCATAGCATCCTCATAGGCATCAAACCCAGTCTCGTGTTGGAATATGCACTGTTGAGAGGAGCTTTCTGCCGAGGCAAAAGGTTGATCTTCAATGCCAGCATCAAGCCATGCGTAACGAATAAGCGAGCCAATCGACCAATGGTTTTCTTCATAGTTGTAAATGACGTAGCGCGATATCTCACCCGTTCCATCTTCGATGCTTGGGTAGAAGAACCACACCTCGCTAAACTCTGAGTTGACGCCCATGTGGCACTTAAATGATTGTCCCAGATCCAAGTCGTTAAACACGTAATCTTGCACTGAGCAAGGGAGTTTTTGCACCGAGCCGTTGTAGAAATAGAAGCCGGTCTTACTCGCATAGTAAACGCCGTTTGGCGCGTTACAGGCCGCTTTGGGACCGACAAGACCGGAGCCCTCGTTGACCAAGTTCATGGCAAAGGTCAGGGGTGGGCCAATAAAGGTCATGGAGTACAGACTGGTGTCGGTCCATATGAGGACTTCCTGTCGAGACTTGATGCCACCGACAATGAACGAGCCGCTAGACAAACGCACATCGCCAGCGCTGTTAGTAGCTGTGGGCGTAAAGTCTAGCTCGTTTTCTGAATCCGAAAAGGCGACCAGCATAGGGTCAATGACGCCTGTTCGAGAGCCGCCGACCAACGGATCTACACCCATACAAATTAAGTGCCGGTTGGTTTCTGAAGTCAAAACTTGCAGTGCTACAGTCGGAACACCGTTTGCACCAGCCGCCTGCGATAGCTCTTGTGCTCTGACAGTAACACCATTGTTTTCTACCCAACGATAAATGCCACCACCGCGCGGGTTGATAATAAGGTTTTCGCCGTAATTGTCGTGCGTCCAGAGACGTAGCTGTCCAGCCGCAGAAATGGCGCTAGATGAGCCCCAGCCGCCAGCGCCCCACGTACCAACGCCCCAACCCGTCGACTTGACAAAAGTATCTAGACCAACATTGATTTGATATGCGCCCACCACCGATGATCCGCCGTTGCCACTGTCACTGCTATTCGCTGTGACGGTAGCGCCGCTCGTGTCTTTAGCGACCATCTCATAGGTGTTTAAACTTGTAACGAGGCTTATTTGGTACTCTTGATTTAACACCTCAGCCGTAATGTTACCGCCGAGGGTCGATGCGCCACTAAAGGTAACAAAATCATTCGTCACAGCTCCATGAGCCGTGTCAGTTACTGTGATTGTAGACGATCCGTTTGTGGCACTAAAAGTAACATCGCCTGCGGATGTGGTAGTTCTTATCGGGGTGATGTCGTTAAAGGACTCGCCTTCTTCGATGTAATACTTAAACGTTGTGCCCAGTCCCAGAAAGCGAGTGCCACCGAGAGAAATCCAACTATGGAGAGCGCGAGCAATGCCAAGGTAATAGCTAGAGCCAAGCTTGTCCCAGCCGCCAACTTTTTCGACACGTCCTTTACGAAATCTAATGAGGTTTCCATCAACCCAGCCGCCTTTGGCCGCATAGTCGGTAGACTCCTTGTCAATTCCCGGCTTGAATTCTATGGTCTGGAGGGGCATACCAAGGCATCACGCAAGCCGGATAATTGCACCCGTAGCCGTAGGCGACGGAAATACAATTGTGAAATTGCCTGCCGTGCTGGTTTTGTCTCCTCCAAAGTCAATCGCGGCCACTGCTTTGTCTGAATTCGTGTCGTTATAGATCAAACAACCACGAGCTGTAACCGTAGCGGTTCCAAAGGTCAGATCTGCAAAATCTACAATTGCAGTCGTTCCAGACGTTGTGGGGGTGACATTGGTAAGCGCATTACCGCCAGCCGTGTAGTTTGTGCCGCTCACTTCGTTTGTGGTGCTGTAAGCTGTAGTCCCTGCACCGAGAGTCGCCGAGCTAGTGTAAAGCGCCAACTTAAAGGTGTTGCCAGAACTAGCGGTAAAGTTGTGAGTACCTACTAACAATTCCTGCTTAAACGATGTACAGATCGCCGATGTGATAGCCATTTTATAGCTCCTTCAGTAAATCAGCCATTTGGTTATGACCTTGACGCCGCAGAATAACCGATAATGTAGTCCGATCACTCGTAATAGCGCTTTTAATCCCCCTCAATACTACTTCATAAACTTGTTGCCGGAAAGCCTCAGCTTGTTGCCTGACATGAGGATCGGCGTTTTCTGAGATACTGACAAGTCTTTTTGTGACCACTTGAGCCCAAAACTCTGGCTCATGACCGCCATCATCGGACGTTGCCACCATAACACTGCCTAATCCGGCGTCTGCGCTTTGAGAAATCATCCCTTATACGGCTCCGGTGAGGCAGGCATTTCAACCTTCTGGAAATTAAACTGACGCCGCGCGCTTTCAAATTCTGACTCTGGGCACACCAAAAACTGGCCTTCTTGATCCGTCATCACCATTAAAGGGTCATCAAGCCGGTGATATCCATACAGCCGTTCCCTTGGGTCTACGTTACTATCAAGCAACGCAGACTTCTGGCTTACACCCACACCCACTCCCTGCGAGATACATCGAGAGACCCAGAATTCGA